TGTTTCTCCATCTAAATCAGTTACTGTTGCTTCATAAGACTTAGGAGTAGCAATAGCCACTCCATTTATATTAATCATGCTACCCCTCCTATACTGGTATTAATGTTATGTTTCCTTGTCTTTGCATTTTCCTTAATTGCTTAAGTGCTACTTTACCTATTACACTACCATCTATTTGTAAGATTAAATCTCCAAAGCTATTATTGTTAGAATTTCTTGGACCCATTTCTGCTAATAATAAACTAGCTAACTCTCTTAAGCCTCCTTTATTATTTTCTAATGGAACTACTGCTTCTTTACCAGCTTCACCTACCATTGCAAGTGTCGGACTATCTATAATACCTCCACGTGCTAAGTAAGGGATTTGTGGTATATTAATACCTTGTCCTCCACCTAACCAAGAAGGTACCCAATCAGGAACTTTAATTTTGTTCAATCCACTGATTGCTTGGTTTATTAGCCATATAACTCCATTTAGTGGTGCTTTTATTACAGCACCTAATCCGTCCATAATACCACCGAAGATATTAACTACACCTTGCCATGCTCTAGACCAGTTTCCAGTAAATACTCCTGTAATAAAATCAATAATGCCACTAAAAATACGTTTTACAGAATCTAAAACTTCTTTAACAGTTATTCCAAAATCCTTAATAGCTCCACACATGAATTTAACTATAAAATCTACAAATGGCTTTAATGCATTATCCCATAGCCACATAATTACTTTAAATATAACTTGTATTAATGGCTTCCAGGTATTCCATACATCTACAACCCCTTGTAAAGCAATTGCTAATATGTCTATCAAGAAGTCTGCTAATGGTTTTAATACATTATCCCAAATTGATTTTACAACCTTAAATACTGCTAAAACTGCTTCAACTAATATAGTTCCTAAAAACTTAGCAATAGGCATTAAAATAGTCATAAATACATCTGCTAAAAAACTAAATAAAGGACTTAATACCTCATTCCATAACCTTTGTAATAGCCCCATAATATCGTTTAGTATTCCTGTTATAATATTTCTAAACTCTTCGCTTGTATTCCATAAGTAAACTATAGCTCCTACAACTGCTCCTATAGCTACTGAAACTCCTAATGCAATCGGACTTATTCCAAATAACCCATAACTTATAACTTTTAACAAGCTAGAAAAACCTAATGCTGCCTTTAATTGAACAAACCATCCAACTAATCCACTTATGACTCCAGTTACAGCTGACCACTTACTAATTGCAAATATTGAAGTGATTGTGGCTATTAAGCCTGCAAGTATTGAAATTATAAGAACCTTATTACTTTCAAGAAAATCTGCTAAGTTTTTAAAAACAGCTCTAACTTTCTCAGCTGCTTTACTTACTCCACTTATATCTGGTTCTTCACTTAACCCTAAATCTATTGTAGGAATATCGGCTCCACCTACTCCACCTGTAGTTGGAAGTCCTCCACCACTAGAGCCACTATTACTCAATGAATTAATTTCATCAAATCCACCTAGTAGCCTATTCATTTCTTTAGCTGTTTTCTTAGCTGTATCTCCAGTATCACTTAAAGCATCATTATAAGCATTTTGAGCATTTGCACCACCTATTGCAGCACTTGTCGCAGATTGCATTGTTTTCGTTACTGTGCTAGTTGCTTTTTTACCAAATAAAGTTTGCATAAATGTTGCAATATATGCTGTTACTTCTCTTAACTTAAGAGCAAATCCAGTTAATATAGGTAAAACTACATTTAGTATAGGCAGGAATGCATTCCCTATATTTAAAGCCACATCTTTTAATACTGCTACTAATTGTTGTAGGCTAGAATTAGTATTATTGAATACTTCACCGCCAAATTTATTTTGTGTTTGCTCTAATATAGCCATAAGTCTAATTTGCTGTTGAGTTTGGAAAGATAACTGATCCCACGACTTGCCATTAGCAAATTTATTAAATGCTTCTGTACTTTTCAACATAGCAACATTAACATTTACTCCTAAATCCTCAATTGCTTCTGTATTACCAAGTAAACCAGATCTAATACGTTCCATTACATCTTCCATAGTTCTACCTGTACCAGATGCAATTATTGAAGATGCTTTTAACAAGTCTGTAGTGTATTGTAATGTTTCTTTAGTACCACTACTAAAAGTACTTACTAAATTAGAAAATACAGCTCCATAGTTCATAGCATCACTTTGTGACATATTAAATGCTAATGCATTATTCTTTGCCCATTTTAAGAACTGATTTGTACTTTCACCCATTGTACGAGTTATCTGTTGAATCGCTGCTTCAACTTTCATGGCTTGCCTTGTACTATCTACAAAGAATTTTCCTATCCCTACAGCTGCTACAAATCTACCTAAACTCTTAAATATTCTCTTAACTTTATTAACTTCATTATTAACACTATTGGTCATTTTCTTAACTTTATTTTGAACTTTTGCGACTTCATCCCTAAAGCCTTTAGTTTGTGCTTCAATAAGAACTTGTAATTTCTCCAAGGTCATTCCATCCATAAGCTATTCCCCCTTTCTTTTTAATCTCTCGTTATGTCTAAATGCGAACTCCTCCATCCTAGCCTTATATAAAGCCATATCATTATCAACTTCTTCTTCATCTTCTTCAAAAAGACTTGGAAAAAAATTATTTAATGGAGTTAATTGAACTTCTTTATTAAATAGACTTGCTACATATTCCCCTATTTGCCTTGCTAATACAGAATTGAGGGATATTTCAGCCTTTAACTTTTCCTCTAGCTCTTTCATTTCATTTTTCTTTCTTCTGTTGTAGCTATCCATTAAGTCATATATTTCTAATAAAGAACTATCCCAAAATAAAGAAGGAGTATATCCCATATCTAAAAATTTAGGATACAACTCCTCTATATACTCTGCTATACTTTCTATCCTTGAAGCATTTCCTCCGCCTTCTCCTGCTTCTCCTCTATCATTTCCGCTTGTGTTTCCGTAAAAAAACCACTTACCTTATAAACATCCATAAGTACTTTCGTAAAAAATTCTAATTGGCTTCCCCCATCATCAATGTATTTATCAAATAAATCTTGAACATCTTTAAATTTAATATTGGCATTATAATCTTTAATAGCATAATGAGTTATTGTAAGCATTATCTTTAATGCAGGCATATTACCATTACCTAATACATTCATTAAGCTAGTTCCTAATTTCTCTTCTAGATCACATAAGGTTGATGTTTTAAGCTTTAGCTTATATTCTTCATCCCCTACATTCCATATCGCAAATTGCTTTCTTGCCATTCCTTATTCCTCCTAATTTTTTGCATAATAAAAGCACCTACATAAGTAAGTGCTTATCTTCCGTTGCCTGGCTTAAACTGCTTTCCACAGCTTAGACAAGTAATAATTATTTTATTTTTTCCTATCATACCTGTTGCTACTCCAGCGATAGGTACTAATAAAACACCACCAGCTACCGCTTTTCCTAAACTAAATCCCTTTTTATTAGCAGTTAATTGAGAACTTCCACACTTAGGGCAACATACTTGTTGAGAAGCTTTATATTTTTTATTTTCAAATTCTATCTGTCTCATTTTATCTCTATATCTAGCTTCTTCTTTTGCAGCTTCACTAAAACTTTTTTTGTTTTTTATTTTTTCTTCTTGTTTCTTTATGTAATCATCATCAAATAAGATTAAAAAGAAATCTATTATAAATCCAAAAACAAATCCCCCAGCTGTAAAAGTATAAAAAATCCCTCTAGCATAATTACCTAAATAATAATGATGTCCGCCTAAAAATCCAGTAAAGAAGCATAATAGCAATGTAGTTATTCTATTTTTCTCTTTCATCTCTACACCCCCAAATATTGTTAATATAATTATAATACAATATTTAGGAGCATATTAAAAGATTTAATACTTTTAGCTTGGATCAACAACTCTTATGTCACTTTGTAATGCCATCTTTAGAGTAAAATCTATAACTCCATTTACTCCACCGCCACCTAATTTAACACTTACTTGTGCATCCCAATTAAACTTTGTTCCATCTGGAAATGTTTCTTCAAAGCTTAATACTTCTTTACTCTCTGCCGCTGCTCTCAAAACTCTATATGGACTAGTTGCACTAGAATTTTCATACTTAAACTTATATTCTAAATCTCCTGGATCTCCTATACCATATTCATATTGCTTTACCTTATCACTTAAACAAGTATTATCAACCTTCTCTGGTTCGTCTCCCATTTCTGGAACTTCTTTTAATCCTGGCAAATCTGTATAAGTAGCTGGTTCAGAACCCTTTTTCTTGTATCCTAACTTAATTCCATTAGCTAACATCTATATTCCTCCTTTACTGGTAAACTAATTGGGTATTATTATCTATAATCCCTTCATATCTCATTACTTTATGTTTTAACCCACTAGGGTCAGCTACATCTTGACATAAGGTTCTCCTTAATCCTAAAGCAGATACTCTTTTATCTACTTCAAGAGCATATTCAGAAGTACTCCTATTGTGCCAAATATCAATTTTATATCTTATATAAGACTTATCCTCTTTGCCATCTGTAAACTCATAAACTTTATTATCTTCTTCTACATACTGTATAGCAGGTAAATTCGCCCATTCAGAAGGATAACTATCGCTTACATTAGTACAGATATCTTTGATAGCCTTATAAACTTGATCCTTAACATTAATCACTTTTTAGCCACCTCTCTTATAGCTTGTTTAACATCTTCTTTTATATTTTTTAATATCTTATCTTCATTATTTTTCAATGCAGGATATAAAAAAGGTTGAGCCGGTTGTCCTTCAATCCATCTTACCCCTACATCTGGAATATTAACCTTCCATTTATCCTGCTTATAACTAACATTTACATTAGTATTGGTATTAGTTCTTTCTCCAACTTTACCAGTTCCAAATTCTACATATGGAGCATGTTCCATATTGGTCGAAACTGAACCTACAATCTTATTTTTATACTTTCTAGTATTATCTTTAATACTTTCTCTTAAATCTCCTGTATCTACAGCACATAACTCTTTAGATTCACCTTGTACAAGTTTAGTTTGCTTTGCTATGCTATCATATAATGTTTCTTCAACATTTCCGCCTAAACTATTTAATTTTTTAAGAAGGCTATCTAAACCAACAATACTATTACTCATTTTTGTATCTTCTCCAGTTCAATAAACATATGACTATATCTTTTTATACTAATGACCTTATAATCTGGTTCACTTTCTTTAGAAACATATACACATATTCCATCACCTTCTTTTAATGTTTTTGATCCATCATATAGCATATTTAAGATGTAATTAAGCTTTTCTCCATATATTTCAGCTTGCAATTTCCCACTAGCAGGATATATATTTGCTTGTATTTCTATAGATTCTGAATATCCTGGATATTTACCACCTTCATTATCTTCAATTACTGTTTTCCTCTTAAGATAGTAAGTCTTTTTATTCTTTATTCGCATTAGCAACACCTACTAACTTAAGCCTTCTAAAAGCTATTAGCCTATTTTTAATACTTTCTGGTATCTCTGTAGAATAAGAAACAGATACTCCTCCTTCACTTCTAGAAGTTTCTCCTTCACTCCCTAGCCTATTGTAGTAAATAATGGCCAGTTCTCTTTGTAGAGATTCAGCCTTTATTGGAAGTATATCTCTATTACAGAAATCTAATATTTCACTTTCTGCATCTTCTAAAATCATATTTAATAGTTCATCTTGGTTTGTATCTTTTATCTCTAGCCTTATTTTTAATTTTTCTAATTGTGTCATTTAAAACACCCCCAAAAGAAAAGAGGGTTAATACCCTCTATTATCCTAATACTCTTGTTGCTAACTCTGGATACATTGTCTTATATCCATAAAGCACATCCATAGAAAGCATTTCTTTCTTATACTTCATGTCATACCCTCTTACTACTCTTAAAGTAATTCCATTGTAAGATGTAACATAAGATTCAACTCCTGCTGGTGCAATTAATGGTCTAGTAACAAAAGCAAATGCCATTGGATTAAATGCTAAATTAGCAGTGTGTCCAGAAACTAATGTTACTACTGTATCATCTGCGATTTCTGGTAAAGCTGGATATACTTTAACTGAAGCAATTGCATTTGTTGATGCATCTGCAGTATCCTCTACAACTACATAATTATTCTTTTTAATTGTTAATATATCACCTTTTACAAGCTTACCTGTTAAAGCAGTTCCATCTATAGCAATGCTTGTTGCTCCTGCAGTGACTTTACCATTTACCTTAACATCAGTAGCTTTAGTGATTCCTGTAGTATGTTGCTTAACACCTTGTGCCATGTAGTTATCTAATCCAAATACACGACCTATAGAACCTTCTCTTAATGCAGCAGTTGAACCACTCTTTTCAGCATTAACAATTGCATCTATAGTTGTAAAATTAGCATCTGCTTCTGGATCCCACACAGCAACACGACCTGCAACTGGAACTTTATTTGTATTTAACATCTTTCTAACATTAGCTAAATCAGTAAGCTTACTTGGAGTTGTTCCTGCAGTTCCTACTGCATAAGGTATATCTTTGTATAAGAATAATCCATCACTATTAATCTTTTCTGCTAAAGCAACTGCTGCTGGCTCTAAGAATAATCTATTTAAATCATCAACATTAGTTGCTCTTTGAATTGCTCCAAACTCAACATCAACTGTTGCAAGCTTATCTAATGTTACATCTACTGATTCTTCTTTAACATCTTGTGCAGAAGTTCCTTGTGATTCATTAAATTCTTTAGCAGTTAAAATAACTGGTTTCTTTACTTGAATAGTAGCACCTTTACCAGTTACATATTCTTGACTAAAATCCTTATGGATTAAGTTAGGAAAAACTAAGTTTTCAATTAATCTTGGTAGTATTTGTCTTGCTATTTCCTTTACTGTAATAAATTCATTTGCCATTTAATATTCCTTCTTTCTATTTTTTATTTTTATAAGTAGCTGCATAATATTCAGCATCACTCATTTTGCTATAATCTGTTTTACTTCCTTGTCCACCCTTAGGAGGATTTCCACCTCTTAACTTATCATTTACAGCTTTCTCTACTGCAGATTGGAAAGCTTTTTCTACTGCTTCAATACTTTTATTGCATTGTTCAGCATCTGAATAGTTAAGAATATCTACTAATTCCTTTGGCAGATTCTTTTCTGCTAGAGTTTCATAAGCTGTTGCTCTTAATTCTCTAGTAGTAATATCCTTTTCCCTCTTTTCTAGCTCTGCAGCTCTCTTTTCTTCTGCATATTTTGCTTTCTGTTCAGCATTCATCTTAGCTAGTTTTTCTGCTTCTGTTCTTTCATCTTGAACTCTCTTTTCCCATTTAGATTGCTCTCTTGCTAATCTATCTTGAATTAGCTTATCAACATCTTTTTGAGTAAAAGTCTTTTCAGATTGACTTGTTTCTGCTTGTTCATTAGAAGTAGCTTCATTCTGAGTTTTAGTATCAGTATTACCGGTATTATCTGCACCATTAACTCCTGTTCCTGTATCTGCTTCTAACATTTTTTGAAATTTTTTAAACATAAAATACCTCCGTTTAACGTCCGTATGACTAAATTCCATGCACAGTTTAAAGCCTTAAGCAAGTTTTGGGCATAATAAAAAGCCTTAGTTTTCTAAGACTTGACTACTTATTATTTGTACCTAATACATTTCTTTCAATTCTATCCTCAACTCTTCTATTCATCCACATAAGCGCTTCTTCAATATGAGTTAATGCACAAGCATTCTCCCTACTTGCGAATTGTCCTGCTTGAAAACATTGAAGTCTATGTCTTACAATCTCAAGCAAATCTGAGTCAATTACACCATGAATTGAATTTTCTTCTTTTCTTGCTCCATTTTGAAGTTGAATAGTTACAACCTCATGAATTTCTTTAGGTTTACCAACTGGAAATACCTCGTAAGAAATCACATACTCATGATTCGCCCCACCATTTCCTTTTTCATCTACCGCATAAACCTCATTTAATTTTTCTCTTTTTTGAATTGTAATTAATTTTTCCATTAATAAATCCTCCTTAATTTTAGGTATAATAAAAGCACCTACCATTTACTTAGTAAGTGCTAATTAAGCTTTATATATTATTTTTTCTATTTCTTCTTTTTTTATGGTTTCTAACTCTGGAGGATCTAATTCTATTTCATAAGCTTCTCCATCTGCCCATATCCCTAATACTGTTCCTTCTCTTCCGTCTTTTAACCTTACAATATCACATTCTTCTATTTGAAGCTTACTCATGATTTAAATCACTCTCCTTTAATTTATCTATATATAATGTAGTTAACTTAGGAACTCCATCATCCATAACACCTACCAGTATTTTGGCTTGCTTCCCTTTAAGTCCTTTTACAACCATATTAACTTCATATTTTTCCCCATGTGGTGTACTAGCTTTATGTCTTGCTGGATATTTACCTATATTGCTTTTAATTAATTTATCAAATTCTTTGTAATTATCTATATTATATCCTAATCTACTTTCTATTGCTCTTCCTTTAGCTAATCCATCTTTGTTTTCTCCACCAAAAATATACTTTAAATATTTATTCTCATTAACTTCAAATTTATTAGCATTATTTAAAACAACATTAGGATTATCAATTACTTCTTTTTTTAATTTATAATTATATTTTGTTAGCTTCCATTCTTCAATATCATTATACTTCAACTCTTGAAAGTCTTTCAATGTCTTTGGTGATTCTTTTCCTAAAACTTCCTTAAATTCATTAAGTTGCTTTCTATCAGAAGATTTATTCTTAATCATCTTCTCAAATACTTCTGTTTTATCTTTGCCATACTTATTAACTACAAACTTATCATACCATTGTTTGTAACTCATATCTCCTGGTACTAAGTAAGACTTTCCTGTCTCTGGATCTCTTGCCCTTCTTTTAATATCCTTTAAAGTACTTTCTCCTAAATAAGCCCTTGTTGTACTTCTGCAATGTGGATGTAACGGAGGAAGGTTTACTCCAGCTTCTGCATCTTTTACATTGAATATCTTCTTGTCATGTTCTCTGCACTGGCTACTTGTCCTTAAATCTAATGTAGCAATAAAAACATATTTATCTATTCCACATTCTTTGTAGGATTCTATCTCTGCTGAATTAGATATATAAGTTGTTTCAGTTCTTACAATTCTTTCTGCTACAAACTTACCATAGTTAGTTAATTCCTCTAACTCTATGGCCATATTTTTAGAACTCTTACCAGTCATTAATCCATTTGTTATTACTTCTTCTAACTTCTCTGCTAATACATCTGTATTATGCCATATACGCTTTGAATAATGTTTACCACTCCAATTATTCTTAAGTATCTCTTGTACAGTTTCTAGTGGCATTTCTGCAACATTAAAGCCTATCCCTAATCCTTTTTGAATATCAAATAGGTTAGTATAATAGGCTTTCTTTATATTATCTGTATATAGCTTTGTACTTTGCTTTATTTCAACATCTGCAGCTAACTTAGTGTTAATATATATACTTTCTTTTAAGGCTTCTAATCTTGTTATTCTAGCCTTATAAGCTTCTAAATTAAGTTGAACCATCATATACCTTTTAAGCTCTTCATCTTGTATTCCATGGATTCTAATTCTGATACTATCTAATTCTTTTTTAGGTATTTTTGAGTTCAACAACTTCTTAGCTTCCTTATCACTAAGACCACCATCTAATTTATATTTATAGAATATATTATTTATATCCCCATTAATATCCTTAATAGCTTTATCATAAGCACTAGTAATTTTCCTTATAGTTTCATCACTATCTTTATGATAAGTAGCCATTCTTTCATTGACTCTATTCTTCCAATAACCATTACTTCTATTCTTCATCTACCTCACCATCTTCTTTGGTGATATTTTTAAAATCATATGATCCAAAGGCTTTTTGTTGGTCCTCTATATTCTTTTTCTTTTCTTCATCTAGCCTTTTTCTTTCTTCATCAATGTCTATTTCTTCATCAAATCTCTTAACTCTAGTTTCCCAACTAATAAACCCATCTGTTTCTTGTGCTATTCTTGCAGCAAGTTCATCATCTACTGGAAGTGATCTCTTCATAGTAATATCTATGTCACTAGGATTTATATTCTTAGCTCGTATATTTTCTATGTTAGCCATTAACTTCAACCTTTGTCTTAAGCCCTGTTTAAAGTATCTCTCTTTAGTTTTTCCTAATTGCTCAAAGCCTAATAGCTTGTACTTCATAGCTACTCCAGAAGCATTACCTACAAAGTTTTCATCTGTTAAACATGGAACTTTACTAAATTCATGTATATCATCTTTAAGGGATTTCTTTAGAACTTCTATTTCTGTTTCATTAAGACTTTTAACTAACCATTTAGCATCTCCACCTTGGTCTAGTTCAATAATCTTTAATTCCTTCAATAGTTTAGCTGTTTCTATCTTCTCTTCTCCATCATCACCTAATGAAGCACCTATAACAGCAAGTAAAGCATCTACCATTTGTTCTTTATCATTTATTCTATCTGATTGAAGTAAGTTATAAGCATCTATTAAAGTTATTACTCCTTCAAAATCACCTTTGAACTTCTTATTGTTTTTATATTCAATTAATGGAACACCTTTAAAATAATGTTCTTCTGGTTCATCAACACTTGGGGATATACTAGTTAAGTCTGTAAAGAAATAATGTGTTATATCCTTATCTGTATAGACATTAACATCATATCCTTTTAATGAATTATCAATATCATACTTAGGATAATGAGTCACTCCAAACATAGGCTTATGTTTAACTGTGCTATCAACCACAATAAAGCTATTTAAAGGACTTACTACTGCCAGTTCTGGGTAAGGAACTTCTTCGTTATTCATATAGATTAATTCATACCCTACACCAAATATAGATAAATCTAAAGCTAACTCATTGTTATGACTATCTTCATCTATTTCTATGAATATCTTATTTAATTCTTCTGCGCCCTTACCTCCATAGCTTACTGGAGTACCAAATACATATCCTGTTGCCATATCTGTTATATACTCTGCATGATTAGCAACTACCTTATTATTAGGTAAAGATGTACTTGATAATGTTCTATTTAATATCTTGTGTTCCCCATCATAATATTTATTAAGCTTCTCATACCTATTTCTTACTATAGCTTTATGTTCATCAATACATTTAACTAATAGTTTTATAGGAATACTTCCATCTTCATTTAGTAAATCTCTATCCTTAATTATTGGCATTTTATCACCTCTTTTTATATCATTTCGTAACTCTACATGCGAAATAGTACTTTTTACTTTGAATGTTTAGTTTTATTAAACATGTTTTATAATTTTCACATCATGCAAATGGCTTAAATAGGTAATTTAACTAATATTCATTAAACGAAAATTTAACGAAATTATCTTAATCCTAACTTAACTTTACTCTTAACTTTTACCTTAGTAGAATTAATTTCATCTTCCATACCATACCTACAAGCATCTATAGTATGGTTATTTTTATCTGGATACTCTCCTTTTAAATTACCTTCTTTATCTTTCTCAATCTCATATCCTACAAATTCTCTTTTAGCATTAGGACATCTAACTGGATCTATTATTATTTCTTCTATTTCCTCAGATAAAAATTTAAGACCATGTTCAACTGAATCTGGTCCTTTCTTTGCTCCTGCAATATTTAATCCTAGATTCTTAAATTCATTAATAGTTCTAGGCTCTGCACTATCTGCAGTTATTCTTTTATTTAATGGATTAAGTTTCTTTATTTCTTCTACAGCTTTACTATTGCTTAATTGAACTTTATAAACTTCTCCAAATATATATAACTTCTTTCTAGTTTTATCATAATTCATTAATAAATAAGCTAAAGGATCTGCAGCATATCCAAAATCTAAACCATTCTTTAATCTATCAAATACTTTTATTTCATCATCTGTTATTTCTCTTACTGTAATATTTCTAAATACTTCTCCACCAGTACCAGTTACAGCTCCTAAGTAGTCATGTTCATATTTAGTAGGATTAACCTTTTTCATATGCTCTGCTTCAATAATAAATTGCTCTCCTAACCACTCTCTAGGTACTGTTCTATAATCACTATGATGTATATATTTATCTTCTCTTATTTCTACAACTTCTTGGTTACACCAATTCCTTTGACTTTCTGGTGGATTAAAAGAATAGAATACAAAGAACTTTGGTCCACCTCTCATTAAGGATTGATTAATGGTATCTATCTTATATTTTCCTTCAAATTCATCTACTTCTTCATACCAAATATATTTAATATATCCTTTAGGTACTTTGGTAGATTTAACTTTCTTAGGATTATCAGCACCTTTAAATCTTATAACTTGCCCTGTTGGCTTATATGTTATTGTCAATTTAGCTTCTGGAACGTGCCACTCATCACTTACACCTAATATATCTATTGCCCATTTAATCTGATCCCTTACTGATTCTGACAGAGTATCTTTGACTCTTCTTAGTATCAAAGCATTAGACATTATTCCTTCTTGTGCATCTTTCATCATTCCTAGAACTATTTCAATAGAAATAAAAGAAGACTTCGTACTACCTCTACCACCTTTAAACCAGTAGTGAGTATGAAGTCCCCTTTTTATATCTTTATGTGCTTCATAAAAGCTTTCTGCTATTATTGATTTTAATTTCACTTTAATCATCTATATCATCTACTATCTGAACTTGTTGAACTCCATCAACTTCAATCTTTTCAGTAAACAATCTATATCTCTTACCTAATAATTCTGCTGCTTTATTTCTATCTTTAGCTGATATATCTTTCTTAACTATTCTTGCAGATGAACATCCTTCCCCTTCACCTTCCACAACAACAACTTCTTCTGTAAGTTCATTTCTCATTACTGCTGTAAGGTATTTCATTACTTCTGTTGCATCTGCTATGCTTTCATCTTCTATTTTCTTAAGCTGTTCATCAATATAGTTTTTAAGGTTAACATTAGTTAACAGTCTACTTGCTGCTGCCTTTGCTACACTATCTTTTTTCACATTAGGATAAGCCTTTTTATATGCTCTAGTAGCATTAAGGTCTATTAGGTATTCATTTGCAAATATCATTTGTTTATCTGTTGGTTTAGCCATTAATGCCACATCCTTTCTTTATATAATAAAAAGAACCCTATTTCTAGAGTTCTCTATAATAAACTTAATTGTTCAAATTTCTTTATATTTAACATTCTTGACACAGTATTTATTATCTCTAATATTTTTCTATTTTGTTCTATGGATGTATCTTCCCACTTTTCTATTTCTAATGTAGCAAATATCCATTCTTTAACTATATCATATTCTTCTTTATCGCTTGTTACTGATTTTATTAATCTATCATATTGAAGCTTTCTTTTGTGACTAGGCTTGTACATTTCTTTTGCTTCTTCTGTTAATCTTCTAAAATCTGATAATGTATTTTTTAACTCTTTTATTTCTTTATGGGCTGAGATTAACTCTTGTCCTTCTTTTAATTTCCTATTTTCTTCTTCTAGGCCATTTATATATTCAATAGTCTTATATCTAACTAAAGCAGATTCACTATTTAACATCTGCAACATACCATCTCTATTCAAAGAGTAACAAGGTCTTATTTCTCCCTTACTATCTCTATATTCAACCAAGGAAATATTCCCCCCGTTGTCTACACCTAATGCTTTCAATACATACAATTCTTTTCTTATCTTTTTCATAAAATCGCTATGTTGCAATTCTACATAAACTCTCTTCGTGCTTTCACTTTCTAATTTTCTAAAATCATTTATAATATCAACAAGCTCTACACTTGTAATTCTTAATTCTTTATCATTAGTTAATGTCATTAGTTTGTTTTCCATATACATCATCCTTTCTTGATAAAAAGGACTTACTGCTGTCATCTCGACATGTGCCTATATTTTTATTATAAATCCAACTTTTAAAACTATACTAGAATACTCACATATTTTTGTAAAAAGCACCTAACATTTCTGCTAAGTGCTTTTTTATAATAATATTTATAAAAGGTATTAAAAATTTATGAGAGAGATTTTAGTGTATTATGGATCACCAATGGTTACAACACTCAGCACCTATCCATTAAGCTAATTCCATAATCTCGAAGGTAATTAACTTAACCCACGCCTGCAAATACAAGCCCCAGAATGGATTTATATTGCCATTCACAATTAAATGTAAATCTTACTCACCTGCCATGTAGGTTGGACTTACTAATGAATAAGATTCCTTTGCTTTTTATTAATTCCACTTGCTTACCTACCTGTTATACAAGCTTCATAGTTAATTTTATTACAAGGATAAATTACATCTTTCCATAATACTATTATATATCTTTTAAATTGTCAGTAGATGTCAGTCTTTCAAACTATTAATAACACTTCTATGCTTGTCCCTTACTGCCGTTTCACTATAATTCATTTTCTTTGCTATCTCTCTCCATATCATGCCATCTATATACTTGTGTATGAATATTTGCCTTATCTCTGAATCTTCTATGTTATAAATAAATTCTATTAGACTGTCTTTTTCCTCTACTAGCTCATTCATCTTTCTAACTATCCTTTTATTAAGTCTTGCTACTTTTCTCTTATAACCTTCTAAGTCATATCCTTCTATATGCACTTTATGTTCTGTATAAGGGAAATAAGGACTAGATCCCTTAACACTATCTTCAACACACTCTGGCTCTGTTTTTTCTAATTGTCTTTTTAATAAATCTACTTCTGACATTAATCTTCTATATCTTTTTAATCTTTCTTTATCCATTTTACTCCTCCTTAGCTACCATACAAGCTACTTTCCAATATGCTTGGAATAAATCTTTATCTACGCTTTCATATTCTTTAATATAACACCCATCATCTTCACATAAATATATGTCATATCCATTTCTATACAAAATACTTTCAATCTTGTATCTTGTATTATCCTCTATAAACTTTCTTAGTTGTCCTTCTGTAAACAGTGGAATAATATCACCTATTGTTTTGCCTTTATTTATCGTATCAGCTTGGATCTGATTACAACAACTTTCTATAGACCATTTATTATCTTTTAAATTCCAACACCAAGCGTATATATTAAAAGTCTCACATTTCCACCAATTTAAAAATACTTTCTGTACTTCTACAGGTTGCTCTTTAAATTGTTCTACTGTTATAAATTCCATTCTATCCCTCCTATAGAGTGGACCATATAAGATCCACTCGTAATATGTTTTATTTCTGAATGACGCACTAAAAAATACCGCATATTCACTTTTGAATAGTACGGTATTTTAAATAATTTTATATTTAATTTTTACTTCATAACCAGTAAAAACTTTATTAAATAATCTTTATAAATAATACATTTTGATTACCTAGTCATCTTCCATGCAGACCCATCTGACATTCTTCGCAAATATCCTGGACTTCTCTCCAGAATTTCTCCTGTTTTTACATCCCTAATAATAATTTCTTCTCGATAATCAGGATCTTCAATCCATTTTGATGTATATAATTTTCCATCATTCTGAAAATCTAATCCTTCGTTTTCTTCAAATTGAATCTGTATTTCTTTTGGCCATATAAAATTTACTTTATCTCCTTGAACATCATGCTTAACTAATGCAAAAGGAGAAGTTATTAGCCTAACATTTATCATATCTCCAACTTTTGAAAAAGACATTTCTGTAAGTATTTTGACACTTGAATACTCCGGCTTAAAAACAAGTACCTGTATAATTTTTTTATTGAAGTCGTATCGAATTATTCCAAACGAATTATCCTTACTATCATAAACAGGCCTTTCTAGAAATACATTTTTCTCCTGTTTAATAGGTTCAAAAACTTTTCCAGATGGATATTCAATAAAATATAGCTTCGTACCGGGATACTTATTTTTAAAATCAAATACTTCATATGCTTCTGAACATGGCGTCCATTGTCCATAATACCATGAATCAGTTTCATCTAATTTTTCAGGATATATATCTTCAAATCCTTTGAATATCTTAATATTCATCTTCTTTGGTACCTCCTCTATAAATTAAAATTTACTTCTCACAATTTTAGTTAATTATAACATATTTTATAAATACCATACTATTCAATTTTCAAAGAACAAATTTTATTATTTAGTTCGCAATATAATCAAATTGCTTTCTATCTCCCTTAGTAGCTCCATGTATCAATGCCCAATAAAATAGTACTGCTATTAACCATATAACCACTATTTTCATATGCTACCCTCTCAATCTTTTATCCAATCTATCTATTTTCTTATCTATCCATTCTTCAATTTTTGTCTTATCATACATAAGTTCCAATTGCATTAACATAATATATACATCTGCAATTTCTTCTTCTACGTTATGATCCTTCCCCCTCAAATCCTTTGACAAAGCTTGTTGTAACTCCGCTAGTTCTTCCATGGCTACTATCTTCTGCATATCCTCACCAAATATTTTTATAGCTTTAAAGACTACTTCATCCTTATTAGATTTATATATATGCCTAGTATTTCTTTTAGAATATTTGCTTTTTATATTTTCTTTTTCCTCTAGCCACATTACGCTAAGTTCTTTTTCATTTATTTTAAACTCTCTTTTTAACTTCCTTATACCTTCTGTCTTTATAACTCCCTTGGTTATATATTCCTTTATTTTTTCTCTTACTTTATCCATTCATATTCCTCCTATAACCTTTCACACCGCTCTTTTAACGGACCATAAAAAGTACCATCTAGCTCTATAATGTAATTGTTCTCATGTTCAAATAAGAAGTTCCATACAGAACCTAAAGTAAATTTACTATTAAGTTCTGTACACTCTTCCTTGAATCTAATAAAACTAAATCCAAGTTGCTCCATCACTTTAGCCATTTGTAGAATTTATTATATACTTCTACATACTCCCATCTATCTTTAAACACGTCATACTTACTTTCTTTATCAGTAATGCATAGCTGAGTTTGTCTTAAAAATTTACTCGGTATAATCAAATACTTTTCATCTTCTATGCATATAAAGACATATATATCACACGTTGGATTGGATTTTTCTAAGTTGAATGAATAGCTACTCCACCCTTTATCGCTGTTATACTTTCTAGCTGTTTTAACATCTATTTTTATATTCTCATTTACTAGTAGATCATACGGATGTTTATTACTCATTTTTTCAACCTTATATCCTTTATTCTCTAAAATTTCTTTTATCTTTAGTTCACCTTTTAAACCGAGCTTGCTTTCACATTCTTTTGATTCTAGATTTAAATATTGAGAAAAATATTCATAACCTCCATACCTTCTTATTGCATTAGATAAGGTATAATTTCCTGTTACTAAATCACACTCATTTTTACTTGGCATTCTTTTTATATCTAAAACTCTCATTACTTCAAGTATTTCATTTATTATTTTTTCACTACTCCATCTTATTCCACGTGAATAACCCACCTTTCACCATCTCCTTTTGTATAATAGATACTTTTGATTATGGAGAGTACCAACTCCTTAATTAAAAGGCATATCTCCATCATCTACTGGAACCATTTCATCTTCAAAACTCATATTTCCAAAGTTACTATCTTGATTAAAACTATTATTAGAGCCTTGATTATCATTTTTACTACTTCCTATAAACTCAAATGAATCTACTACTATATCAGTTGTATATCTCTTAGTTCCATCTTTAGCATCATAACTTCCTGTTCTTATACTTCCTGTTACTGCTAGTTGTCTACCTTTAGTTAAATATTGTGCTATTGCTTCAGCTCTCTTATTAAATGCTATACAATTAATAAAATCTGTTTCATCTTTCTTAAAAGGTCTTGTTACTGCTAATCTAAATCTACAAATTGCCATCCCTGAATTTGCTTGAAAATTAAGTTCTGGATCAGCGACCATACGCCCAATTAAAACCACCTTATTCATTCTTAGTTTCTCCTTCTGTTTTTTGCTTTCTTTTAAAATCTCTTATTGCTGCTTCTAACTTTTTCTCATAAACTTTCTTAATTTCTTCTTCAATCTTCTTATACTCTTTTGAATGCTCGTGAATTTGAGTTAATTTTTCTTTGATGACTAATATATCGTCATTACTTCTTGAAGCTTGTTGTGGCACGAATTTCAAAGCAGAATCAAAGGTTGTACAATACGCTATGGGTTGCCAATATTCATTCCCTATATTTTCTTTTTTAGTTAATCTACTTTCTTCTACTATTTTCTTAATTTTTACTATATACTGTCTTTCATCTGTTTCTATTAAATAATCTCCGAGTTTAATCTTCACTAGGTAACTCCCCCTTATATAATTTCATCCATTCATCTAATGTCATTGTTACAAGCCATTCTGACCTATCTTTCCTATGAAATACTGCTCCTAGTTCATTCTCTTTCTTATCTGCCCTAGCTTGGCTTATAGCATCATATATATTAAGTCTTTCTACTCTCTTACATTCAATGTGTATTCCAGGTAATCCAACTACATCTGCATCACCATTAGCACCACAATATTGTTGACCTCGTCTTGTTTTATATCCATATTCTTTTAGCTTAGAAGATAATTCTCTTTCTCCCCTAGCTCCTTTTTGTTTGCTATTGGTCATTTAATACTTCCTCCTTAGTAATAGCTAAGTTATCACACCATTCAATGAAAGAATTTATTATAGGAGTTGTATTCCCCTCGTCTGCCCATCCACTAAACTCTATAAATCCATCTTTGTTGAAACTAATACACTCTCTTCTAGTAAAGTAATGTGAATTTATGAATATATAACATTCTTTTAATCTTCCATGAGTATCATATTTGCTTTTTATTTTTTCACTTAATCTCATTGTATTTACAGAAGTTATTCCATCTTTATTAGCCTTTTTGATATGCTTATTAAGTAGTATTATTAAAGTGCAAATATCCCCTTCTGTTATATCTTTATAATTCAAATTCTTTCTTTTGAAATATTCTCTAGCTTCATTTCTATTCATATTTTCACCTCTTTATTATTATTTGATTTTCAATTGATAATATATAGTTACAGCTATTGCTGAAATCAGACTTATATTCCCTATGAATTTTTTAACTCTACTCTTAACCATGTTAATTTACTTCTAAGTATCTCTATATCTAGTCTTAGATTCTCTATAGCACTTATACAAGTATAATAATCACTTTCTGCTATATCTCTCTTAAGTCTTAATTCTGCTACTTCTTTATCTCCTTTAACTACATCTTGTATTATTGTTACTGGATACTTTTCAGCTCTTAGTTTTAATATTTCTTGTGCTTTTCTTATCCTATAATTTCTTTCTGCTTCTGCTTTCTTTATAGATAGAGTTTTTAGTTGTGTATTACCTCTAGTTAATGCTTGTCTAGCTATTTCCATTTGCTCTATTATAATTTGTGGATTCATATAAAATCTCTCCAACTCATACCTACATCATGCATGTAACACTCCATACACATTCCCCATTTTCTTAAATAGTCTTGACTATATACACATCTACATTCAGGACAACAATTTCTTTTCTTCCATCTTGCTACCCTTAAAGCTTTTCTATCTTTTTTCTTAGGCATATATCTTTTCATTATTTACCCTCCAGTATCAATCTACCGCCCATGCATTGCCTTATTACTTCCTCCCTAACATATTTACCATTCTGTAATGTTAAAGGCTTTAAAAGCTTATTTAATGGCTTATCTGCTATCTCTAAAACTTCTTTTATTTCTTCTCTAGTTAAATATGGTTTATTAAATAATATTTCTAACCAGTTCTGAAACTCTAATTTTATTTCATTATCAAATTTCTTATTAAAATGTACTCCCACCTTATGATCCCTATGGTGCTTATTACATAGATAAACATGATTTAATTTACAATTCTCTAGCGGCTTACATTCTGACCTATATACTCTATGATGTAATTCAACTCCATAGCTTGTACCACATACTTTACAAAACTTTATTTCTTTAGTCATTTATATACCACTTACCTCTTATTTCATCTATTGTTACAAATACACTTGATTCATTTGTTAAAGTGATATTCCCCGACCTTTGAGTTATCTTAATCATCCCATCATTTGATTTTTTAAATTTATATTTAGTAACTATATTTTCTATTTCCTTACCTTCTTCATATGCTTTAAACGCTTCTTCAAAAGAGTATTTTTTTCTTTGGAGTTCGAATTTTAATGTTAAAGGGATATATTGTCCAATAAAACCATCAACTTCGTTATCGTATCTATCACCAATGTAAATTCTTCCTTCAATTAGTTTTATAACTAAATTCATTTTATTATTTTCCCAAACTTCACCTTCTTTTATATTTGCTATAACCTCTTTAAATGTACGCTCCTTCACTTCTTTAACCTCCCATTTTACTATTGTTGTACCTTTCTGTATAAAGTACACTTTATCACTATAGGTCAATACACCCTTCTTGCCGCAATAGCAAGTTAACCCAAAATTTACAGAGTAATGATTATGGTGAGTTGCATTATCCCCACCTATCCATTTTATATTTCTTTTCTCACACTCTTTTAGAAAATCATCAGCCTTTTCTTCTGTATCGCAATGTACTGCTATTTCTCCATTCTTGAACTCTTCCCAATTAAAATTTTTCATCAAACAAATCCTCCTATTTTCTCTTTTTTAAATTCCTGTACATCTATATTTTCAAATCTCGGTTTCTCTAATCTATAAATATCGTTGTAATCTTTATATCTTTCTGTCAAATCGGCTTCTGTTACTGTCTTAATATTAGAATTTAAAGATTGTCCTATCTTGCATATGCACCTATTACAAAACTCATATATTCTTCCGTTATCTCTTTTCTCTAACATTACAAATCCTGTATTTTTGCATAATTTACAATTTTCAGTACTTTCTTTATAGACTTTGCCTCTTAAAGCTACATCTTTAAATTCTAATAGCTTAGCTAATTTAAATCTGCCTGTTTCTTGCTTTAAATAAAGTTGTGCCATTTCTCTAGCAATATCAATATGCACTTTTTCAAAAGGCTTGTACCATGCTGCTAATACTTCTTTATCCGTTGTAGGTTCAAAGCTAAATAACTTTCCTAAGTAACTTACATACTCTATAAATTCATTCTTAGTCATTAGAACGGATCTTCTCCTTTCTCAATTCTTTCTTGAATTTCATTCTTGCCCTTTTGATTTTTTATACCTTCCGTTTTCCAGTTCTCTAGGATACCCTTAAGGTAAGAATAAGTTCTCTTGCTTCTTTGATTTCCTATCTCTATAGCCTTAGTTACCCACTCTATAGAATAAATCTCTACATCTGCTAGTAATTTATCTAATAAAGTTTTATTTAAAGTTCCATAACCATTACTAGTCCAAGACGACGACAGCTGACGACATATATTCTCTATCTCTTTCTTATCTATCTCTCTTTCTTTATCTTCTTCTTTATCTTTATCTCTTTCTTCTTCTTTATCTATTGCGTTACTTTCCGTTACGGTAACGTTACTTGTAACGTTACTATCTAATAACTTTTGCTTTTCTCTATATTTAGCAACTCTTTTTCTATTCTGTTCTCTTATCTTTTCAAGCCCTTCTATGTTCTGGTGTTCCTCCCAACCAGTTACATAAAGGTTACTTTCATCAAGATTTATCATTCCTAACCTCATTAAAGAAGTTAAAGCCAGTTGTATAGTAGTTATTTCAAAGTCAAACTCTGCTGCTAACATATCCTGAGTATAAGGAATATTTTCTGTTAGAAAAATATATCCATTTGCATTACATTTACCAGCTTTAGCAAGTAACATTACCCATATTAGAACTATCTTATCTCCTTCTGGTAAAGTCCTTAGATACTTAATCTTTGCATTATCAAACATATCTGTATTAAGTTTTATCCACTTTACTGCTGCCACTCTATCACCCCTTACAAATCTTCTATGCTTAAAATCTGCGTTACCTTATTTATCTTTCTGCAATATTCACATTCATTACATCCTATAGGTGCTTCTAACCCTTCTTTAATAGATTTAATTCTCTCAATGTTATATTCTATCTCTTCAAGCTTAGGCTCTGTATAACGCTCATCTACTCTTATAATTGCCTTTAGTGGATTATCACTCTTTTCTACTGCTACTATATATGGAACTAGATCTACACCAAATTGCTGCTTTATTAATTCTCTGTATATTGACATCTGCTCTACATATCCATAATGCTCTATAAAGGTTTGTCCATAATACTTTTTGTGGATTGCTTGTGTGGTCTTTAAATCACTAAAGAATCCTTTTTCTAAATTAAGAACATCAACCATTCCACGCCATTTAATTCCGAATAACTCTCCTTGAATTATTACTTCCTTATCACCTTCTAAGAACTTCATACATGCCTTATCTTCTTCCAATGCCTTAACCATGTTTTCAGCTACCTTAAAAGTTGATTTTAATTGCCCTTTGGTTTTCCCTTGACTAGAATATAATCCTGGATTCTCTTCCTTAAATTTATCAAGTGTTCCTTCGCTCCAACTATGAACATATTTTCCTAGAAGGAAGGCATCACTTTCCGATACCTTGTGTTCCCCTCTAATCTTTGCTAAGGCTTGTTTCTCACACTTCATAAACAACTTATATTGGCTTACTGACATAGTGCTTAAATCAGCTTCTAGGCTGTAATAATTACCTTTAGTTATTATCATGTTATCACCTTTCTTTTTCTGAATTGCGTATTAAAAATTAATATTCACAAAAACTATCGCACTTCTTTTCTTTCCCCCAACACCCTAGTTCCGAAACGAAATAATTTGAACATTTTTTACATTCTTCACATATTCCATAGCCTATTTCCAATTTAAATCTATCAATTATTTCTGTCATCTTTAAATCCATATTGACCTCCGTCTATTTCTTAATAATCACAATTTAATCCTCAACTTCTTCAAATTGAGTATCTACATATTCATTTTCTATAACTCCACTTTCCTCAAGCTCCTTTTCCATTTGGCTTTTTTCTGCAGGTCTATCATCAACTTTTGAGTTATTATCACCAAATTCCATTTCGGAAGTTTCTTCCCACGCTTTTTGTTGTTCTAAGCTATCAAAATCAAGTTCTATATGTTTGCATAATCTTCTTAAGACTGTTTTCTTAGCCATTTCTCCAAAAGACTTAACCCAAGCATCTGAGAAATCTCCTGTCCTTTTTGATTTCTTAGAAAAATTATCCCTTATATATTCAATTTCTTCTTTTGACATAACTTCATATGCCATAGAACCGTCTCTATAATAAACTATTGCAAAAGCTCCAAGTATCTCTCCAGTATTAAAAGGTTTAGGTTTGAAGTTAATATATTGTTGTCCTTTTATTACACCTTCTTCAAATTCATCATCTTCTCTTACTAGCTTGGCATATATATCTTTAATTGGTGTAACTGAATATTTCTTTGCTAGTTTTTCCTCGCCTTTATAATCTGTCATGAATTGTGGCTTTCCACCGAAGGTAATTACATAACATTCTTTATTCATGAAATCTAGTCCTAAATAAGCACCTTTCATAATGCATCTAGCTAGATTGAACTCTTGCCCTTTCATGTTACTAATGTCATTATCATTAAGAACTGTCATAACATTTTGCTTGAATCTAAGTGTATTAAATCCTTTGGGAAGTGCATCAGCTTCTTTATTTAACATTCCAGTAAGCATATTATTTGTATTTTGTAAAACTAAAGTGTTAACTTGATTTGCCATTTATATCCTCCTAACTTAACATTTCTTTTAGCATTTCTAAAGTTCTATTTACCATATCCTCATAGTGATCTTTCCAAAACTCATCAAAATAAATTTGATGAGTCCAATACGGGATAATACTCTTGCAATTAGAGTCCACTAAATCAATACCAGTTTCGTGTAATGTCAGCGTTAAATCTAATCCTTTCTTATTAAGCAAAAGAACTAATTTAAATATTTCCAATATCCTTTCATCCAATTATTTATCCTCCTTCAAATCAAAATATAATCTATCATCATCTTCGTTATATCTAATGTTGTTTATATACCAGTCTTGGTTATCTGCATCATATAACTTAAATCCTTCTTCATTAAGTATATTTATAATGCTTATTAAGATTTTTAATAGTATCTTAAATGCTTTCATATTACCCTCCTATAACTCACTTATAGTTTGTCCACTCTCTATGTCATAAATCTCATTATTGTCTATATCTTCTTTATCTGTTATAATATTTTGTAGTGGTTTCATTGACTCATTCTCTATACTTTGGTCGGTTAGGGAATGAGCTATTTCTTTTTTAAGCTCCTCAGATAAAATATCTTTAAGCATTCCTCCTTCTTTTTCTAATCTATTAAGTGTTCTTGGAACAACTTTATTTACAATGTCTAATATTAATCCCATATTTCATCACTTCTTTATAAACTTATTTATTTTCCTTCTAAAATAAGCCTTATCTCTCTTTAAATGCGTTATAATAGCCATTATTGACATTACTAGAACTGCTCCAATTAAGGCATATAAAAGCATTAGAAATATAATCATACTTATTTGTATTAAGCTATACATTACTTCCTCCTAAATCTTTATTGATTACTAAAATAAAATTTTTATGAATTTCAATTTTATGCTTTTGATACTTCTTTGTTATTCTTATTTTTTCTTTAAACGTTTTATATGGTATTACTACGCACACTAAATTACCTATCATTTAATTCCTTCCAATTAAGCTAAAAATTTATCATTATATAATTCATTCCTCATTTTCTTTAATGAGTTTTTAATTGTTCTACTTACATTAGGTTGAGACATCCCTATATTCTTTGAAATCTCAGATTGACTTAAGTCCATATAATAATATAAATAAATCACTTGCTTTTCTCTTGGAGTTAGTAACTTAAAGAGCTCAGAAACTAATACTGAGTTAATTAAATTCTCCTCAACATTTCCCTCATCTATTAATGTTTCTTGCATTTCTATATTGTTTGTATTATCTATTACAAAATTTAAAGAAAGCATTTTTTGAGGTACATTACGTTTTACAAAATACCATTTATCGTCTCTAAACATACTTTTAACTTCGCCTATTATTGTTGACATTGCATAAGTTGCAAACGTAAATCCCTTAGATTCATCAAAGTTATTCGCAGCTTTAATTAAACCCATATATGCAGTTGATTCTAATTCATCATATGTGTATTTACCTTTTGAACGTCTATAATATTCAAAAGCTACTTTTCTAGCTAAGCCTAAATGATCTTCAGTTTTAACCATATTAAATTACCTCCTACATTCTTATTTGTGCATTACACCCTCTAATCATTAGTTCAAGTTCTCTGTTAGGTTTCCAATCTATGATTACTTTCTTAGCAAAATCAAAATCTTTTATAGCTGTATCTTTATAAGAAGCAACCCCAACTATCCTTTTATAATCTTTCCAACATTGACTATATGCTTTCTTGCTTAGTTCTTTATATGCTGGTGTATCTTTACCGCCTAATATAGCCATAACCTTTTTATTAACTAAATCTTGCAAAACTTTTTGAGCTCCTGTTTCTATAGTCATTCTTTCTTCTAGAGTTGTTATTCTATTATCCATTTCAACAGTTTTCTCATCTAACATTAATATTGCTTGAAGTTCTTTAGATAATTTAGATGTATTTAAGGCTTGTACTACTTCTTTAACTCTGAAATAGTTATTAACTAATTCTCTTTGTACCTTCCATGCTAAATCATCTTGAAGTGACTTTACTAACATTAAGTAGCCACTTTCTGTAATTAGTAGTCCTTTAGGTGCTTTTTTATCAAATCCATATGTTAGTACGAAATCCGTACCGACATCATTTTTAGATAACTCAAAATAATCTACATTCTCTATAAATCGTTTTTTATTATCTGCAAAATTTCTCTTTGCAGTTCCTTCTACTCTTTCATGTAACATATCAATATCTTTGAATGTTACAACTCTTTGTCCGTTAAATTCTTTTACTGATAATTCAGTATTGTTGATCTTTACAATTTGATTATTCATTTTCCATCCTCCTTAATTTTTATTATGTTAATTACAATTTGTAATTAGTAATTTTAACTGCTCTATAAATCCTCTAAGTCTTTCATTTTCTCTAATAACTCTCTCATATTCATCTTTAGAAATATACTCAGTAGTACATTTAGTAAACTTCTCCAATTCCGTCTTATATATTTTGTAATGCCCGCCTTCTGTTCTTTCTGATTTTATACTTCCTTTTTTACATAAATCTAAAATTAACTCGTAATTTTCTCCTGCCAATTCAGCAAATTTTTTTGGTGTTAAAAACATATTATTTTCTCCTTTCTAATAAAAAACCTCTGGTACTGTAGCTTCAAGTGCTTTAGCTATTCTATCCATAACATCTTTACTTGGATTTTTAATGTTCTCTGAATCGTTCTCTAACTCTGATATATACGATGGAGAAATATCAGATATTTTAGCTAAATCCCTTATCGTTAATCCCTTTAAATTTCTTAATTCTTTTATTTTATTCATGTTCTCCCTCCTTATGAACTCAGTATATATCGTTCTCTGATAGAAAACAAATTCTAAAATCGTTTCCTGCCAGCGACCTAAGAAGTTTAACTTTATTTTCCTATAATTATCTAAATTTTTCTTCTTTTTTCGTTGACAGAGAACATTTTCGCATATATAATATTCTGTGAGAGCGAACAATCCAGAAAGGTGTGTTTAAAATGGTTGGTTCTAAAATCGCTGAAATAAGAAATAGTAAGGGTATTTCCCTATCGAAACTTGCTAGAGATGCTGGTATTAGCAAAGGATATCTAAGTAATATTGAAAATGGTATAAAAGAAAATCCAAGTGTAGAATTGTTAGAAAAAATTGCATCAGCATTAGGTGTTAATGTTTCTGACCTTTTTGATGAAGAACCTATAAAAAATATAGAAGATGAGTTAGATATTTTAGAAGAAGATATGAAAATTCTATTTTCCAAAGCTAAACAATTATCTAAAGAAAATAGAAAAAAGGTTCTTAAAATGATAGAAATATTTGAAGAAGAGAATAACAATTAACTTGCATTAAAGGGGATGGCTATATGGAAGAAGTAGTTCAAATTGCGCTAAAACTACAAAGATTAGAAAATTGCGGAGAATTGCGTATTGTTTATGTTGAAAATTTAGGAGCTAAAGCTTTAGTAATGACAAACTCAGATAAATTTTGTATTGCAGTTGATCCAGCTCTGAGTTATGAACAACAAATCAAAGAAATATGGCATGAAGCAAAACATATATATTCTCATTTGAATAAAACTTGTTCTATATCTATTGCTGAGAAGGAAGCTGAAGAATTTTCTGAAATCGCTGTAAAGTATCCAGAAATATTAGTAGGTTTAAGTATGGTTGATAACCTTGTAGGGAGGTGAGGAAAAACACTTGAAAGGAACTGTAAGAAAAGAAGGATCATCATGGTCTTATTTAGTTTGCATTGGCAAAGATCCTCTAACAAATAAATATAAATACAAGAGAAAAAGAGGATTCAAAACAAAAAAAGAATGTGAAGTAGCATTGGCTCAATTAATAACAGAATTAGATAAAGGCACTGTAATTGACAATGATAAAATGATAATATCAGATTATTTAGATTATTGGTTAGAAACATATGTATTAACTAATTGCTCTCCTAATACATATAAAAGATATAAATTATCAGTAAATGATATAAAAAATTATCTTGGTCCTATTAAACTATCGAAATTGAATCCATTAATGATAGAGAAGTTTTATAAGAATGTTCTTGAAGATAAAGAAATAAGTTCTAATACATTACTAAAAACTCATAGAACTTTTCATCTTGCTTTAAAGCATGCTCAACAATGGCAGTTATTACATTATAACCCTTGTGATTTAGTTACTAAACCTAAAGAAATAAAAAAAGAAATAGAATTTTGGAATCCAGATCAAGTTAAAAATTATTTAAATAAACTAAATGGTCACGTTCTATATAATATAACATACATAGCTTGTCATACAGGAATGAGAGTTGGCGAATTATGTGGTTTAAGATGGGAGAATGTTGACTTAAAAAATGGAGTTATATATGTAGTAGACCAATTACAAAGAATTGATGGGAAATTAACCTTAACAAAATTAAAAACAACCAATGCTAAAAGGGCTATAACCTTGTATCCATCAACTGTAGAACTACTTCGTAAATTACAAAATACAACCAAAGTAATTAATCTAAATGACTATAAAAAAGAAGAAAATAACAACTTTGTTTTCTGCTGGGATGATGGTAGACCTATGGATCCGCATTATGTTAGTCAAAACTTTAGAGAAGCTCTTGAATATTGTGGTATAAATGATATAATAACTTTTCATGGAACAAGGCACACCCATGCTACAATGTTGCTGAAAGCTGGTACCAATATCAAAGTAATATCTAAAAGACTAGGTCATAGCAATGTAGCTTTCACCATGGACACTTATGTACATGTAAATTTAGAAATGCAAAAAGAAGAAATTTATAAAGCATCTCAATTTTTATAAAAAAATAACTTGGAAAGCATTTTAGATTTAAAACCAAAACACAACCAAGCTAAATTTAAAAACATATTTATTAAATTACTGGAAAGCCTAAAACCTTGCAAATTAGGGCTTTCCTTTAATTTTATTTGGCAGGGGCAGTAGGAATCGAACCCACAACCAACGGTTTTGGAGACCGC